ACAACCACAATTAAAGATGTAGGCTTATGTCCTAAATGCTTAGAACATATATAAGATGAAAAACAGAAATTTAAATCACGTAGATGACTGGGCTACACCAGAATATATATATGATGAATTAAATAATGAATTTAATTTTGATTTTGATCCCTGTCCTTTACAACACGATTTAAATAAATGGAATGGCTTAGAGATAGAATGGGGCAAAAGAAACTTTATAAATCCTCCTTATTCAAGAAAACTTAAAGAAGCATTTGTATTAAAAGCAATAGAAGAAAGCAAAAAAGGTAAATTATGTGTAATGCTTTTACCTGTATCAACTTCAACTAAATTATTCCATCATTACATTTTACCTAATAAAAAAGAAATTAGATTTGTATTTAAAAGAATCAAATTCAAAGGAGTAAACACATTTGGTGAATATGTAAGTGACAAAGCAGGAATGCACGATAGTATGATAGTAATCTTTAAATAATTAAAATATGAAAACAAAAGACAAAGTAAAATTCTGGTTAGAAAAATATGCTCATTTAAGAGATGATGATAATCGCTTATGTGCTAATATTTGGAATGAAGAGTTAAAAACATATATAAACTTAAATAAATCTACAGCTAGAGATTTCTTAAGATTATATTCTTTTGGTAAAATAACTCCTGCTCCTAGTATAAAAAGAGCAAGAGCAAAACTACAAGAAGAAGAACCTAAGTATAGAGGTGAAAAATATTATAAAAGAAAAGGAAAATATCAAGATAAATGGCGTAAGAAACTAGGTTATGAAAAGCGTAAGTAAATTAAAAAAAGATCTGGACAAATGGTTTAGTCTATATATAAGGCTCAGAGAAGCCACAGAATTTGAAGGAATGGTGCAATGTTTCACCTGTGGAAAGGTAGCTAATTATAAAGAAGGTATGCAGTGCGGTCATTTTCAATCGAGGAAACATCAATCTACCAGATGGAATGAACAGAATTGTCAAGTACAATGCGTTGGCTGTAATATGTTTAAGCAGGGCGAACAATGGACGTTCGGACTTAACCTAGATGCAAAATATGGTAGTAGTACATCTTTTGATTTACACGTATTATCTAAACAAACTTTAAAGATGACTAGGTCTGATTATGAAGATGAAATAAGATATTACAAAGCACTTGTTGATAACTTAAAAAAAGAGAAAAGAATCGAATAGATTTTTTTATATATTTGGCAAATGAGAACACCAATATATTGTAGTAAGCAGCACGAAGTAATAGTAGATGCTTATTTATATATGGTTAAAGACTTTGTAAGGGAGGTAAGTTCAGAAAGTAGGTATGAAAATTTTGCACAAGTCTTAGATATATTGATAGAATACCATAATAATTATGGCAAAGGAGTAAGGGAGAACAACTACTGGGATTGGTTAATGATATTGCCTATAAACTTGTCCTTAATGGCTAATGGATATTTTGCAGGAATAGAAACAAAAAGAAATACAAAAATAATACATTCATATAGAATACTTTTAAATGAAATGGTACAAGATGTAGTAGATAAAATAGAAAAATTAGAACCAATAAATGAATAAGATCTATTTAGAAATATCAAAATTAGGTGATAAGTTTAGAACTATGTGTTATGGCATTACACAAGATAAGGAAAAGATAGATGATGCTGTACAAGAATTAATGCTGTACCTTTTACAAATGAATCCAGAAACTATTAAAAAGATTTATGATGCAGATGGTATAGATGGTATAATAAGATATGGAGCAGTTGTTTTACGTAGAGCATTAACAAGTACAAGAAGTCCATTTTATTATAAGTATAGAAAGTATTATACAAATCTTGTAGGTATTAATTATCAGACATCAGCAACACATAATAACTTTCATAAAAGCATATACAATATGCCTAATGAAGTAGATTATATACAAAAAGAAAAACAAGACAAGTTGGAAAAGATTGATGTAGTATTAGACAAGTTAGACAGTTGGTATGATAGGGAGTTATTCAAGTTGTATTACTATGAAGGTAATACGCTTGACTCCCTGGCTGCTAAAACCAAAATAAGTAGGAATAGTTTGTTTACGACAATAGACAAAGTAAGAACAATAATAAAAGAAGAGTTAGATGAATAAGTTTTTTACAAGTCAAGAAGTATATGAAGATAGACTTGCTATATGTAGGGCTTGTGATTATTATTTTAAACCTACTGGAAGCTGTAAGGTGTGTAAGTGTTTTATGAAGATAAAAGCACGTATTGCTCCTATGGCTTGTCCTAAGACTTATTGGAATAAGACCACAGTAATAGAAATACCAGAAGACTTACCACAAGAACTAATAGATGAAATACTAGACATCTGGCAATACTTAAAAACAGGAGTAGCAAAAGGACAAGAAGCAAAGATTAGAATGATGGAACTATACAACACTATAACAGCATCCAACTACAATCCTAGAACAAGTTGCGGATCTTGTTTAGCTACAGCGTTTGATGCAATAAAAAAACTATATATTAAATACAATAAGATATGATATACACAATAATGATAGCATTTATAACTTTTGCAATAGGCTGGTACAAAGGCTATAATATGGGATATACAAAAGGAGAGTTTCACACAAACTTAAAAAACTATGACAATGAAAGAAAATGAAATACCTGCATACTATAAAGGAAAAAATGGCTATATGGCAAAAGATGTAGTAAGTAATTTTGATTTGTCCTATAATATAGGAACAGCAGTTACGTACTTATTAAGAAGCAAGAACAAACACAATGATGGTGGTGTAGAAGATATACGCAAAGCAATAAACCACCTGCACTTTGAATTAGATAGATTAGTAAGTAAAACACGAACAGGAGGATTAGCAAAATAAGATATGATTAGATTTATATGTAATACTTGTCAAGAAACTAAAGACTTACAAAAGGCAACTATTGTACTAAGGGAAGGTAGATGGGTAACTAAAGAAGCATTATGTAGTTGTGGTAAGTATATGCAAGAATTAGAAAAAGACTTTGATGGCTTTCCTAATTTGATCAGGACAGAGCCAACATTAAGCAAAAAGAGAGATAATATGTGGAAAAGTGCAAAAGAAAAACTATGTGGAGAAAGGGGTGTTAATGAACCATTTGATTAAGATATGAAAAGAACACCAGAAGAATTAAAACAACTAAGTAAAGATGTAGTAGAGTATTACTTTAATAATCCACACGCTAATAGTTCTAAGTATATGCAGCAAAAGTTCAAAGCAAGTGAAAAAATAATAAGAGATATACTTAGTGCAGAATTTGAAAGAAGATTAGAGAATAGTATAACAAGAAGAATGATTAACTTATGAAGTTTGTGATAAAGGGCAATCAAGATAAGCAAAGCCTGATAAACTATTTAAAAGAATTAGGTAACGATTATATAGTAGAAGTAAAGAAACAAAGAAACAATAGATCTAATATGCAAAACAATTACTACTGGGCTTGTATAGTACAACCATTAGCAAATGAGATAGGATATTTTCCTGATGAGATGCACGATATACTTAAAGTAAAATTTGCTAGTCAGTGGGAAAGCATAGATATAAACGATAAACAAGTAGGACTACAAGTGATTAATAGTTCAGCAAGAATGAATACTAAAGAGTTTGAAGTATATGCAGAACAAATAAGGATATGGGCGTTAACAGAACTAGGTATAAGATTAATGCTACCCAATGAGTATTAGAGATATATATAAAGTAAAACCTATTAAAAAACAATTATGTAAAGAATGGTTATTAAAAAAACATTATTTAAAGAGATTGACTAGCTTTACTTATAGTTTTGGTTTATTTAAAAAAGGTTTATTAGTAGGAATATTAACTTTTGGAAATGCTATACCACTAACAATGAAAAAATCTTTGTTTGGAGAAAAATATATGGATATTGTATATGAATTAAATAGGTTGTGTACAAATGATGATTTAGATAAAAACAGCAATTCTTATTTTATTTCACAAGCATTTAAATTATTACCTAAACCATTGATTATTGTTAGTTATGCTGATAAATCTTTTGGTCATAATGGGTATATATATCAAGCTGCTAATTTTATGTTTTCAGGTGAAAGTCATACACAATTAGATTGGAAATTAAAAGGCAAAGAACATATCCATAGTAGAACATTAATGGATGAATTCGCATTTGAAAAAAATAGAGTTGAAAAATTAAAAGAAAAATATGGGGATCTATTATATCGTGTAGAAAGAAAACCAAAATATAGATATATATATATTATTGCTAATAATAAAAATAAAAAAGAAATAATGA